AGACACTAATAATGCTGAGGTTATACCACCTCTATCATGGAATAACTTATTAAGGATTCTCCCAACAGTTCTATTATCTAAGACACCAAAATCCCGCATTGAGATACAGAAACATATCAATTCTTTTATAAGACAAGGAGAAGTTCCGCATCCTCAGGAATTATACTCACTGTTAGATGCTAAATATAAGTACGAAGTTAATGTCTATACCTTTAAGGCATGGCATTTAATCTCACAATTGAAACATCGTCTACTCGATGCGATTGTTGTTAATGGGGATGTTGAATGTTACATCGATGGTGAACCCACCAATCATGAAGGGTTCGTGACCGTTTCTGAAAACCCATATAAGATCGTTGATCGACTGACCTTTAGTAAAGCAAACTTCAACTTAGATAAAAATTGGAAGCATGAAAAAGTTTAGCTCTTTCCTAAGCGAGGCACAGAAATCTTTTGCTGCACAAGAAGCTGAAAGATTACAGTTGACTCACGTAGGTTACGGTAAGTATGCCGATGTAAGAGGCAACGTAACTCATATGAGTAAGGCAGGTAAGTTAATTAAACTTGCTCAACAAGATCAGGGAGGAGGACAAAAACAAGGTGGACAAGAAGATGAGGGAGGTAGCCAGACTACGAGCGATCAAGGTGAGATATCTATTACTTTCGGAAGATTTAATCCACCTACTATTGGACATGAAGCTTTAATTAAAAAAGTATCAAAACAGGGTGGGGAATATAGGATATATCCAAGTAGATCAGAAGATGCCAAGAAGAATCCGTTAGAAGTTGGCACTAAGATCAAGTTTATGAAGCAAGCATATCCTGATCATGCTGATAAAATCATTAATAATGATGAGATGAGAACTATATTTGATGTACTTACCACTATACATGGTGAAGGGTATAGTCAAGTTAATATTGTGGTAGGTGGTGATAGAGTTAGTGAGTTTAATTCACTAGCTACCAAGTACAATGGTGATTTATATAATTTCAAGAAGATTAATGTAGTGTCTGCTGGTGATAGAGATCCTGATGCTGATGGTGTTGAAGGTATGTCAGCATCTAAGTTGCGTAAGGCAGCAGCACAAGATGACTATGAAACATTTAAGTCTGGTTGTCCTAAAAAATTAGATAAGAAAGGATGTCAAGATCTATTTAAGGCAGTACAATCTGCTATGAAGGTAGAAGTTAAAGAAGATTTTGCTGAAGCATCTTATCTTCTATATGAGATTGCACCTAAGTTAGATCCTCAAGGTTTGCGTGAAGCATATTTTGATAAGGATCTATTTGCTGTAGGAACTTATGTAGAGAACGTTAATACAGGTGTTGTTGGTAAAGTTGTTAATCGTGGTAGTAATTATTTGATATATGTTGATGAAGAAGATAATATATTCCGTTCTTGGTTGAAGGATTTGGTGGAGACTGACTATAGTAAACCATCTAATCGTGAGTTTGGTACGGATAGTCTTGCTAATTATGTACGACAGATGACACCAGGCGAATTCCTAAAGAAGATAAATAAAAAGGAGAAAGTAACAGTTGCTGCAAAATGAATTCCTTTACACCTAATGAACTTCCTGATATGACCGATGCACTTAAGAAAGTGTATGAAGGTAAAAAGAAGGAAGATAAGAAAGATGAAAAATCAGATCGTTGGCAAGACGATGATGGTGATGGTAAATGGTACGAAAAAAGTGATGTAGATGGTAAGATCTCCAAGAGGGAGAAGGAGGAGGCTAAGAAGAATGCCAAGAAAGAAGAAGTAGAATTAGAAGGTGAGCAACTGGATGAGATCTCTGCTGATTTAGCCCTTAAGGCATCTAAGAAAGCAGACATCGCAAGAGGTAAGGCAGCACATGCTGGTGATAAGGAGACAGCAATAAAGAAAAATCAACAGGCACAAAGGTTGTACGCAAAGCAAGCAGCTAAGAGAAAGAACGAGAGTGTTATCAAGTCCAAGAAGCAACTGGTACAAGAAGATATAATTCGTCGTGTTTATGAAAACATGAAAGGAAATACCCCTGCTCTGAATCAATTCAGGGAGGACAACAGCCTGGGAAAGCTTGAGGAGGGCGAGAAAGTCGCCCGTGGTGCTCTTAAGAGGGCACAAGAATTGGGTGCTAAGAGGAGAAGGAGAGAAGGTGTTAATCGTGGTGTAGATAAAAACGAAAGAGCAGGATACAAACTTTCTCAAGCAGCAAGAAGTAGAGATGCATCACTAGAAACTCAAGCAACAAAGAAAAAGAAACCAGCAGGTCATGATACTAGTCAAATAGGTCACGCAAGGAAGAGAGATGAGAAAACTTCTGTTGGTAAGAAGGGTGGAAAACTTAAGACTCCTAAGTATAAGTTAACTTTCAAGCAGAGAATGGATCATCATTCAAATACTGCTTATAATAGAAGGGATCCTAAGCAGAATCCTAAACACACTGCAAACACTAAGAAGGACTGAGTATTGCCATGTTGACATTTAACCAACTTCAGGAAAAGAAGACAAAAATTAAAATCAATCCTAAGGTTCAGGATCAGTATGAGCATCATAAGAAAGATGCTGATGGTAATACGATTCCTCATGAAGAACTTGAAGAGGAAAGAAAAGCACGTAAGATGAACGTGCGTACTAAAGGTACTATCAAGAAACAGATAGAAAAGGATGCAGCTGCTGAAGCAAAGAGGAGAGCAAATAAAACTGGTGAATATAAAGAGAAACCTAAGAGGAAACCAAAGTTAAAGAAACCATCTCAACTTACTACAGTAAAGGCAGAACCTAAGAAGGAAGCACCAAAACCTAAGGCAAAACCTGCTGCAAAGAAAGCAGCACCTAAGCCTAAGGCAAAACCTGTTGCTGCTGCTAAGAAGGTAACACCAAAAGCTGCTCCTAAGAAGTCAGCACCTAAAGCAAAGGCAAAACCTGCACCTAAACCTGCACCTAAGAAGGCTGCTCCTAAACCTGTTGCTAAGAAAGCAGCACCTAAGAAGGAAGCACCTAAGAAGTCTAGTAGTTTAAGTGATAAGGCAAGAGATTGGGTTAAGAAGGGTGTTAAGAGACATCGTAAAGCAACTCAGGGTGCAAGAGTATTCGGTAAAGGATTCGTTAAGGGTGCTAAAGATACTGTCAAGTTTGCTGGTAAAGTTAAGAAGGCAGTTGTTGGTGAAGAGTTGATGTCATTTAAAGCATACGTCAATCTAAATGAAGATTACTATAGAGGAACAGGTGAGAAAGTTCAGGCAAGAACTAAAAAATGGATGGAAAAGAAAGGACAATCTGGTGCACCTGGTTTGGATGCAATGAAAGCACGTACCGCAGAGCATAAAGCAAAGCGTGGTGTTAAGGAAGAGATGGAAATTGATGAAGCAACTCGTCTTAAGAAAGAGAAGGGTTACGACAAAGGTGGTACTAAAAAACCATCTGGTAAACCAACAGCGATGTCAATAGTTCTTGATAAGATCAGGAAGGAACATGGTCATGGTGCTGTAGTTGGTCAAGGTGGTAGCAGACAATCTAAGAAAGTTAGAGGTGCTAAGGATAGTAGAGAAGGTAAGTATCTTAAGAGAGTAAAGGCAAAGAAAGAGTTAGCTGGTAAGGCTAAGAAAGCAGGGTTCAAATCCACCCAAGGATACGTTGACACTATGGCAAGGTATGGTGGAGAAGATAACTACAAGAAGGGTAGAGGTCTTGGAACTTAATGAATTAGATAGTGCTCAATGGAGCAAAGGAATAAAGCATGAGCTTCTGACTAAATCCAGAAAAGCTCATGCTGAAGCAAAGAAGAAGAAAACTTTTAAGGATTTCCAATCTCAAGGTGCAGAAGCTAAGAAGAGAATCCGTTTCTATGATAAGAAAGGTTCGGGTTACATTGTAAAAGGTAAAAAGAAGTACGACTAAGAGCCTATATATTTTAACTATATTGTTTTAGTCATGATAAACTTTTTAATGCCCATTGCCATCAGTATAATCAACAAGGCAGTTGATAGAATACCTGATGACCTTGACTCTGTGATCAAAGATTTTGTAATCAAACTATTAAAGAAAGCCGCTGCAAAGACTGGCAACAAAGTCGATGATGAACTCGTAGTTGCACTACAAAAAGCATTACTGGAAAGCTAATTTGAACCTGTTATTTTTATAAATAACTACAGATTAGACAGTAATTAAGGAGTACATAAAATGGCACTTTGGGGAGTCACAGATGCTGATGAAGCTAAGCCTAAGTGGGCTGTACAAGGAGGTGCTGTAGACCCCTCAAATATCTTTGCAACAGCAGAGGGTTGGGTGCTACGTCACTATAAAAAGGGTGATCAAACTGAATACTGGGATGAAGTTCTTGTAGCAGTTGATGGTCTCGTAGGTGCTGGTGGTCGTGGTACTAATACTCTTGGTAACGCAGATATCACTGCTGTATTCTTTGAAGAGACTGGTTGGGCAGCAGCAGCAACTGGAACAGTTGTTGTTATCTACAACGAGAAAGTCACAGTTAACACATCAGGTGGTACACCTACACTACAGGTTCGTAATACAACCGATAGTGCAAACATTGCAGCAACTTATGCAAGAGGTTCAGGTACAAACCGTCTAGAGTTTGACTTTACTGTTGCAGCACAGAATAAAGCACACGCTATTCAGGCACAAACAATTGCTGTAAATAGTGGTACTATTAGGGATACAGGTACAACAACTGATTCTGATGTAGTATTTGTTGCAG